GCGACGGCGCAAGAAGCGTATTATTAATTTGTTCACCCTTACCTTTGTGAGGGGGATGATTAAGACTAAAAGCCTTGCCCACTGAATGAGCTTCAACCTAAAATAGATGACCAACTAAAATCATCTAGCAAGTTGGATAAGATCAGAGGTTACATTGATCCTTTCATCATTATTCCCAAGAGTAATCCTCTTAAGAATAATTATTGAATCCTGGATATGGCCTACTGTACGATACTGAGTGTAACAAAATACACGGGTATTGAATTTGAGATTAAAATTCTCACGAGTAATATCGCCTTACTTGGCATATTTCTTAGCTTATCCCTTTACTTAATTTAAGTTTATTGAATTTCATCATGATTCTTTTCATGAGATCACTTTCAACGGCTTTTGGAGGATATCTAGGAGAAGGTTGATTAAACTTCCCTTTATGTTCTTGAGCAAGCGTTCTAAAGTGTGAACGTATAATATTCGCACGTTTCAGTAATAGTGAAGAACCTAAGGTAATAATGTCATTAATAGGTCTGAATTCTGAGGCATTGTGTGATTCAGAGGAAATATCCTCGAGATCAACAAGACAAGTCCAAAGAGTATCAAGATCTAATGATTCATTAAAATCATAGGTATCTTTAACAGTTACAACAGTTTGATCCCAACTATTATGAATTTCTTCGTACAAGGGCATCATTAATGCCTGAAGAGGTTCTCCTAGTTCTTCCCAGGCCTTTACAAAGTAAGGGTCTGTTAGAAATTTATCTTGGAAGAGAGGATCAAAACGGGAATGGATCGATAACATACTGAAAAAGAAAGACTTAAATTCAGATGGATTTCGAGGTAAGTAACTCTGTTTAACAGAATTAGCTGTTTTACGACCTAAATCCTTTAAGTAATCTAATTGTTCTGAAATAATGGTAAGATTCCCTGCTTTATTAAAGGCAGAGGAAGTAATCCATTCTTTATACGTATTTAATTTCGAAAATATCATCTTCGGATAAGATAGTAAAAGCAATGCTTTTGCCATACTTTTTCCTAATTTAGTATAACGAGTGTTAATACGAGATAAAGCTTTATATCCATGGCCCAGAAATGATAAGAGTTCAGATATACGAATATTTCTGAATCTTTTGATTCTAGTAAATAACTGTAGTAATCCTCTTATGTCATATTTAGCTACGGCCATTTCTCTGAAAGAAATACCGGAAACATCTTCGTATTTGTAAACAAAACGTTTAGCAAATTCTAGAGATCCATTGTCTGAAAGAACTGATTTGGATAGATTAATTTCTATATCCCATTCTTTAGCCAACGCTAAATAAGCAGCGGCAACTCTTTTATCGGCGATAACTAAATCATCACCGAGGACAAGATAAAAGGAAAATTCTCTATAACCTACGCGAAGCGCGGCTATACGAACCATAATATGGTGAGTTAAGGCAAGCATCGCCCACGAAGACAGAGCTCCCATGGGCTGGCCTGCTGCATATTTAACAGCATGCACATACGGCAATTGAAGTCCGTCATTACCAGCTTTACTTAATTTCAGAAGTAAATAAGGATTATCCTTATTAGCTTCAGGATCGATACCTAGAGCACGGCAAGTAATTGCTTTCGGGTCCCATACAGGAGTAGATAATTTATACCATCTACTAGTAAGGAATTTAACCCAAACAGCACCTACCTTTCGTTCAGCGAAGATATCTAATATAATCGCTTGAGCGGATACTGGAATACGATCAGTAGCAGCAGTGAGATCAAAGGAGTAAACTTCTTTAATCTTGCTATTACGCAATCGCTCCACAAATGTACTCAACGTCAAATCTTGATCGTGAGTCGCATCCTCAGGTATTCTTCTAAGAAAATTAAATATCGCTTTATGTAATGGAGATAACAACCATTGGGTAAAGCAATCAACCATTGCAAAGACTCTTATTTTCCCTGCGGGCTCAACTTTAAAGGATAATTTTCCTAAATAAAGTGAGTTCAGAGAAACTTCATCAGATTGAGAGTTATGATCGAAATCAAAATCATCTCTAATCCGATATAATACTTCGGACGGAAAGTGTGTAACCGCTGATTGACAGAATTGAAGGATTCTGACAATAGGGCTCATAGACTTGTTACCTCCAATGTATTTAAATCTTACAATAAGTTCAAATGCAGTATTCCACATTTTGTTAAAGGAATATGCTCTTAAAGAACCAATTACAGCGTATATAGAAGTAGAATAAGACGAAATGTTCTTATCCGCGACTGGTACGTTAATTGTATTAGGTGACGAAGATGGAATCCAAAAAGGACGCAAAGCGTCTTTGGTTACATCGGTTGCAACATTAGACTTAAATTGTTGTTTAAGTGATAATGTTGCTCGTTCTAACTCATTAGTATTGATTATAGCCTTTGACGGCGTTATGATTGTAGATATTTTAAGTCTACCAGTGTAATCAATAACTCGATATACACTGAACAATGTCAACCATAATCTAATATATAGTAAGTTTCCTTCACGGATCTTAGATCTATGAAGTTTCGGAATAATACGAGGTAAACCTCGATTAGTACGAGAAACTGCTACACCAAGTACTTGTGTTGAAGAGTGCTGTGCACCCGCAAGGGCTTGCATTAGTAATGAAACACAACCTTTAAGGTACTTAGCCACGTAAGATGGCCCATTATGTTTATTCAGATAATATAAATATCGAACATAAGTTATAATAACTTTAACCCAAGAGTTTGTGATAGAGCCTTTCACAAGTAAGACACCTCGTAAGAGGTGATTTACAAGTGGTCGCCCCGCTTTTACACGAAGCATACCCGAAAAAGAGGGTACTAATAATTTAATAATACTGAATGAAAAGTTGTTAAAAGAATTTAATAATTTTATCATTTGTATTTTATATTTATATGTACCATTTTTCCTTCAGTTTCCTCTTTTCAGAGGGCTGCAGGTAGGTTATACAACCTTGGATGGTTCCAATTTAGGATCGATAGCTATTTGTCAATAGTATTATTATCACCCACTACTCATTGACCTCAGTGAGGCCCTTTTCGTAATATAATAAGGGACTAGTGGACACCAACTAACACCTAACATCTTTTTAAGATGGTATAATAGGCGCACAGGATGATAAAACATCAAGAAGCTTGACGTATGTCACTATCTCGCTATGAGATAAGATAGAGCAGTAATGCCC